ACTCACCTCTCTATGATAGACCGAAGTCTATCGTGGTGTGGTATAGTTATTTATACAACTAAATGCCTTGCATTCTAGGATCTTTTGTAAAAATATTCTTTTTCGCTTTTGGTCTTGCGATACTATCTTTACTTCTTTTTCTTAATTGGGCCCTAGTAGATTCACTAACTTTACGTTGTCTTACTAAAGCCTTTAGGTCTTTTATTAAGTCCATATTGGCCTCCGTTGTTAGTGCGTTTCTTCGGCATTGTGCCTACTTCCGTCCGTTTCAGGATAAACGATATAATTATTTATTCAACTTTTGAAACAGCATCCTTTAGATTTTCTAAAGGTACTAAACCTAAGTCTAATAGATAACCTCTTTTACCTGCGGCTCTTTTAGAAGTAAACTCTTTTACATATTCCTCAATACCTGGTATAACACCAATGTGTTGATTTTTTACATAAAAGTATAATGGTCTACTAATAGGATAAGAACCATCTTGTATTGCTTTTAATGATATTTCTACACCTTCTATTTTATGAGCTTGAACTTTATCTTTTGAATTATCATAGTAAGAAAAACCAAAGATACCAAAGTATGTTGGCTCACCTACTAACTTGTTAATAATCAAAGTATCGTTTTCACCCACTTCAATAACTGGTCCATCTTCTCTTAAAAGATAACAAGCCTTTTTACCTTTTTCTTTTAAGATTTCTTCTGGACAACCTTTTTTCATCACTAGACTATTCCATGCATCTCTTGTACCAGATGTTGCTGGTGGAGTTAGAATTGCTATTTTATAGTCTGGTAAACTAGGATCAATATCTGACCATTTAGTTGGTTTAGAACCAAGATCTGACATTGCTTCCCATAGATGTTTTTTTGTAAAGTTATATTCTTTACCTTTTACTGAACTTGTAAATGCGATACCATCTAATCCTACAATAACTTCTGTAATATCTGTGACACCATTATTTTTACAAAGTTTAATTTCTTTTGATTTGATTTTTCTACTTGCGTTTGACATATCAGGTGAATCTGTACCTATGCCTTTACAAAATAGTTTCATACCACCACCAGTACCTGTAGATTCAATTACAGGTGTTTTAAACTTTCCTGACTTACCAAATCTTTCTGCGACTACTGTTGAAAATGGATATACGGTAGAACTACCAACTATATTAATTTGATCTCTTGCATATGATGTAATTGTCATCAATGACATAATAAAAGCGATTACCACTAATCTCATCTTATCTCCTTTGTTTGTTAAGACTAAAAGTATTTAACGCTTCTTTTTTGATTTTAACAAAACTTTAACAATTTTCTTTTCGTCTTCAGGTTGTTTCTCAATTAGCTTACGGAAATAGATGGTGAGTGGTGAGTTGGGTTGATAGGAGGTGTATTCGCTTCGTTTATGCTTCACAAAGTTTACTTTTATTTAGTAAACTAATTTGTTTAACAAAGAGTTAAAATGGTAAAACTACTTATCTTCTTTTTCTTCGTAAGTAGATGGACAACCACCCCAATCGTGGTCATCATCATTTAGGATTAAACCTTTGTTATGTTTTTCTTCGAGGTATTTTTGTTCGTCTTCCATTTAATTACTTATGAAAGAAAGTTTACAAAATTTACAGGTTTTTTGTAAATCGAGTCAATCAATTGTAAAGAATAATTGACAGAATTTACAATTATATTATTTCTTAAATTCTTCTTGTATTGTTTTAATACGACTAGCGTTTTTACTTTTCGCTGCATTAAACATCATCTCAAATTGTTTTGAATACGTTTGAGCAACATTGTTATTTGGCCAGATAACAGCACGAGCGTTTGTAAGACCTGCTTGTTTTAAACCTTGTTGTTCAGATTTAATAATAAACATTACAGGACTATACACATCTAAAGGATTTGCCTTGTAAGGTTTCTTTGTCTTTTGTAACACAGGATTAATAGATGTATGAAAACTTCCTTGTAAATCAAATGTGTTTAATCGTTTTGGTTTAAAAACAATATCACCATCAATCAATATAGAACAGTTATCTAATCCTAATCTTTTAGTATTAAAGTCTTTTCCAAACATTACTATGTTAGCAATATTTTCATCATAGATCATACGAGCCATATTACTACCTTTTCGTAAATCATTTAAATCGTAACGACCTTCTCTATCTTTTGAAACACCTAATGCTTTAAGTGTGGTATCAATGTCATCTAAAAATTTATAAATCTCTGGATACTTTAATGCATCTGGTTTACTTTTAACTCCTAGATCAGCACTAAATCCACCATACTGTTGAAACGCTGCTGGCGCTCCACCTTTTTTGTGAGATACAAATATGACTGGTTGATTTTTATATGTAAATACCATATCTGCTTTAGGACGCCCTGGTACTTGTTTAAAACTATCCACATCATAGGTTTGTTTTCCTACACACAATCTTACACTTCCATATTCTTTGATTAACTTCTTTAAATCATTTTGTACTTTCATCACTTGAGCACTTTCAACTGCTTCTGTTTTATCACTTTCACTCTTTACTTTCTTAAAATGATTTAACAGATAATACACAGCACATAAAAACACCACATCTGTTTTTGAATACTTTTTAGAACTCGCTGGAAGTTTAGTAGGTAAAAAGACTTTCTTTGCAATCACTCCACCTAAAAAACTAGATTTAAAACCAGAGGCAAATCCTTGTATTGTTTTAACACTACTTCGACCTATACGAAACGCAATACTTTTAGAAAAGATAAAACACTCAATACTCTTATTTTTTTCTAACGAATTTAATATCTTAATGATACTTGGATCCGCAGCGATTCGTTCATTAAAAGCCTTTTGTACTTTTAACGCAGAAGCTCTTGCTTTCTTTAAATCTAAATCGTTTTCGAATTTTGCCATAACACTTTATACACTAATATTTAGAGAAAGTCAATCAGAAATCTCGCTATTTTTTTCGAGTCGCTGGTACGGTGGCTCTACAACATATCAAATAGAAAGTCCTTGAGTTTCTTATACCAGTATTTCCCACTCTCTCTTAACGATTCATTTTGAACTCTTAATCGTTCTAGTTTTTTAACCAATAACTTCTTACGAAACTTTGTAAAGCCTTTATCGTTATTTTCTATCTTCTCAACAATAAAGTCAATGTCGGGACAAGTATAATCAGGAACTTTAGGAGCAAGTCTTTTAAGTCGCTTAATTGTTTTATCGTATTTTGACAATAGAATACCTTTGTTTGTTTGTATAGTATTATCAGTGTGTGTGTTTCTTTGTAATGAAGTGTCGCCTATTAGTTGTATGATTATTTATCTATTCTAGTATAGACTCTATGGTTCCCTGTGATCGCTCTACACGCTTATGTATAATATCTCGGAATTGAAGGCAATCTTTAGTGACTAAAAAAATATACGAGAAAAAATTTGTATAGTATCTTTTATTAGGAAAGCACCATAGTTTTAAGGGGCACCTGTCTAACGCATATTCCTTAAAGTTGTTATTACATTTATAGATTAAGGTTGCACGCTGGTTTTACATAGGTGCTTCTATATATGAGCATTTAGAGATGTATAACTATTGCACACAAATCTATGGGTTAAGGTCTATTGTGGATCCTCTATGAACAACGGCGCCTGTGGTATTACTGGTCTTTGTGCCTTCGATTGTTTCAGTTGTATTTCCTTCTACTACTACGTTCATATTACCACCTACTTTTAGATTGTAATCCCCACCACTATTCATATTGATTTTACCTGTGACTGTGTGTACATTTACATCGCCACTGTCTACTTGTATATTAATGGAAGCACCGGCGCCTACTTGTATATCATAATGGTTGTTTGGTGTATTGTTCTTATTAATGTATATCTTATGGCGGCCATCTATGGTGACATCTGAATTGCCTTGTATAAAGTGTTTATTGCTATCACTCACTAATGTATAATGAGTGCCTTTGATTACTTCCGTCTTATTTCCATCTTTATCTATTTCATAAGAGGTGCCGGTTCGATGGCTCTCGTATATTCTTTCTGCGCCAGATGTATCGTCATATTCTCTTATGTGGCCTGATTCGGATTCGTAAACGTGATTGTATGGATACGTAGCATTATAAGGGATCGCCGGCTGGTCAAATGTGTCGCCATCACTAGCGGCTATGATAGAACCATCGGCGGCCGTTATTGTATTAAAGTCAGCTGTGGCTATACCAGTTATACGTGTAGATTGTCTTAATGTCAAGGCCAAATGCGGCTTGTCTTCTTCATTCACGGCAAGTCTATTGACATCAGGCTCGTCTTTGTATTTGGGATAGATACCGTTTGGATCATAGAAGCCTTTACTTGTATTTGATAACTCACTTGGTTTACCAGGCAAACTACCAAGGATCACAGGCTCTTGAGCATCTTCGCCATCTCTAAAGTAACCCCAAACCCACGAACCTTCAACAAGAAAACTAGGAGAAGAACCAAGTCCAGATATACCTGGCGCCGTTGTCGGTAATACACAGATCGCCCACGGTAGATCGCTTGTTGGCAACTTTTCTTTATTAGACGTATGGAACCCAACGGCTCTTACTTTTACTCTCCCTGCTTTGAGTGGATCTAATCTATCCTCTACAACGCCAGTGAACCACAGAAAACCATTTCGTCCTAAAAAATTATGATCGTTCATCTTTTTTAAATTAATAAACCTCTCGTTTTAAACAGGTGGCTTTACGCCATTTAACTGTATTTAAGCAATGTGTACGCAAGGTGGTGCTCATCTACTATTAAACTCGTTTCTCTCGTTATTACTTATCTTAATTAGTCTTACCCTCGCAAGAAGGCCCTTAACTTTAAGTAAAAACGGGTGTTTTACAAAGTTCCATACCGTTTCGGGTGATTGGTGTCCCTTGAAGAAGCCATCGTATTTGTTATACTCCATTGATATATCTCTGGCTTCTGAGTAGTCATCTATGATTGTCTTAATTTCTTCTTTAATATTCATAATATCCTCTTTTATTGTGAAAGTTTATCTTTCATATGATTAGTTATATATCCTCTCATTGCCACCGCCTTAGCGTTCTTCCTACACGCCTTAGCAGCGATTCTAGCGAGCATCTCGGAGTGATTAAGTGAATGCATATTATGTAAATACATTGTTTGTTACTCCTATATTACTATGAGATGATTGTACTTCTGTTTCGTCTTTTTCGTATACAGTAATTATATCGTTGTTTTTCTTGTCTTTGAGTTTTACTACATCTGTATCTGTTTCTACTGGTAATGTAGAATTAACGGCATCTTTTGCACATCTTAATACCATTTCGTGTTTCTTTGCCAATGGCGATATAATGTGTTTGACTTGTAATACTAGATAACGCCCTGCGTGGTATGGATTTAATTCTTGTTTTTCATTTGGTCCTACTGGTTTCGCATATGGTAATGTAAACGAAATCATATCACCAGCGTGTATCTTTGTGTTGCCTGGTACGTTTAGAATTAGATTATTATTGAGTAACTGTTGTCTTTGTGATTGACTGTTTTGTATTACTTCGCTTCTATTTGGTCGTGTGTAATCGTTATGTAAATGACCTGTGTCGGAAGTGACCATTAGTTTTTGTAATGGTTGTTCTGAAAATAGTTTCTTGGTGTTGTCAAAGTATGCATATGGTTGTATGAATTTAAGTCCTGTCTTGGCACCGTCAGCGTGTTCTGTATGAAAGTAATTGGCGAAAGATGTATGATAATCAAAATCATATTCTGTGATTGTCTTATTAAACATATCGTGCTGTATAACTCGACTTGCGAATAGTCCTGTGTTTAAACTTTCAATTTGATTTACAGCGTTTTCAAATGAGTAATGTGCCACACTTCTCATCTCTTTGTCTATATCTCTTTCACCCCCTACTCTTACGTTTGCTGGTTGTAGATGATACTTTTCTTTGACTGGTCTTGCTGTATGTCCACCAAGTGCCATTAACGATTCAATACTTCTAAAATGAAATCCATTCATAGTTTCAAAAAATAGATAGTTTGAGTTGTTGTAGTTTTTAGATATGGATTCTTTTGCTAGAAAGTGTATTGCGTTAAATGGTTTCTTATTGGGTATGACATATTTTGAATTTGTTTTTGTTTCTTCTATGTACAATGGTTTTCTACTGTCCAAGTAATCTGGCGACTTGACTATCTTTAACACTGCGTCTTCAACTGGTCCAGTAAATGCTTGACTTACTCTAAACAATGAATTACGATATGCTTCTCTACTTGTAAAATGTAATTTGTAAACTTGTTGTCTACCTGTACCACCAGATGGTCTTATCTTTTCTATCTTGTAAACATAGTATGGATCAGATGTTTCTTCAATTGCTTCTACTCTATCACTTAATCCACTTCCTGGTGTATAAAATTTAAGTTCTAAACGTTCCATTCCTGTCAATGGTAACGCTGTTCGTATGTCTTGGTTATCTGCTATCACTATCTCACCTGTGATACATTGTAAAGTTACATCTTCCACATATGTAACTGACATTACTTGTGGTAATATGTTAACTCTAACTGCTGAGTCTTGTGCCTCTGCTGCTTTACGATAGGATACTAGGGTACAAATATCTAATTGAAAATCGCCAGCAAACTTTAATGTATCTTTGTTATCACCAATGACTGACATTTTATTCTCTTGTTAGTTTTTCAAATTCTTCTAAAAATAATGGTAGGTAATTAGGATCTAATAATTTGATGTTTCTTTTTTCGTCTTGTAATCTTCTTTCGTATTCATAGTTTGACACAGCCTCTGCGCCTACTTCTGTACTATTAACTTCTATTTTGTGTGAGTAATCAAAAGGACCATTGCTTGTTTGAGGTCCACTTGATTGTGTAATCTCATAATGATGTACTGCGCTTGGATTGTCATACTTTTGTATTACATAGGCTTCAAAGTCTTGTTCATTTAGTGGCCAACCATAATATCTATCTGTGATATTATTTGTCATTAATATAATCCAGTGATAGTCCGTTGTACCAAAATGTTTAAATGATGTTACTTCTGGTGCTTCGCCTGACGGTACGTCATAAGTGGAATATAATGATACATTATCAGCAATGTTTGATCTAATCTTAATTCTTCTAAAAATATCAGTAACTAATTTAAAGTTCTTATTACCTGAAATATCATATGTAATTTTAGGGAACTGTTCAAAAAATAATGTCATCTTAATAACCCTCCATTATTCTTTCTTTAGTCATAATTTCTGTTTCTGTAAACGCCAATGTCATTTTAATATTAACTGGCGCCGCACCTGTAGGATCAAATTGTCTAAATGTTGTAAAGTCACCATCACCATAAGCAACAGATGTGTTTGTTAATACGCAACGTGATATTTTATTTAAATAGTTATTTACTTGACCATTGTAAGCATAATGTATTTCAAACTCACTTGGTACTTTAAAATATCTACCACCACTTACATCATTTTCCATCTCTGGCATCATATGATATTTGAAAAAAGTAATAATTTTGTTTATGTCTTGTACTTCTTTTTGTGATCTTGCTTGTAGATTAAATGTATATGAAAAATCTCTATTGTTTACTTTTTCAAATACAACTTCTGTAAATGGGTTTTCAGCAAATCCTGTAACTTTACTAATCGCACCTGATACATCACCTAATCCTGCTGCCTCTGCTACACCTACACCTAAATTCTTTGCTGCCTGTAAAGCAAATCCACCTACACCTTTTAAAAATGCTTGTGTTTGTGCTTGTGTTGCTGATGCTGAAGTTGTTTCTGCAAATGTTTTTACAGCCAACCCACCTAATCCTGTATCCGATGGTCCGTTACTAACACTATATTCTGCTTTAATGGCTGGTGGCATGTATAATGCAACTGCACCTGTTACCTGTGTATGAGTAGGACTCTTAGCAGTAATACTATTTTTAGGTGTCTTACCTATTTGTATTGAATCACCATCTCTACTTGATTTTAATTGTGATACAGAATAACTTGTTTCACCTCCACTGTCAACTCCAGAATTTACACCAATACCTAATTTACTCATATTCTTTTTATCTGATAAAGCAGAATGTTTATTAGATATAGAATAGAATATCATAAAATGACCTTGTTCATCATTCCCTAAATCACTAGGAAATTGTATAGGCGCAAACGATAATGTGTTCGCCTTCATATGTGAAGTTGGTTCTTTTGCGTCAGGTATCTCTAACGGTGATTGTTTTAATAGATTTGAAGCCGCCGCTTTCGATTGTTGATTTGATAGAGCGTTACCACTAAATCTACTAGCGATACTTAATAATTGACCTAGTTTTATTGAAGCCATTGTTTTCCTTTATATATATTACAATATTTATAACACAATGAAGAAGTCTTACAAAGGTTTATATCGCCCATCTAACCCTAAAAAATACGTTGGCGACCCATCTAAAATAGTGTATCGTTCACTGCTTGAGCGTAAGTTTATGTTACACTGTGACCGCAATGATGATATAATCAATTGGGCAAGTGAAGAATTATCCATACGTTATTTTAATCCTATTGATAAAAAGTATCATTCATACTATCCTGACTTCATTGTAAAGACATCAAAAGGTAAAAAGTTTCTTATTGAAATCAAACCATCTCGTCAATGTAAACCACCAAAGACACCTAAAAAGAAAACAAGAGCGTTTATGCGTGATAGTTTTGAGTATATTAAAAATCAAGCGAAATGGACAGCAGCAAAGTCTTATTGTGAGGACAATGGTGCAGAGTTTAAATTGATTACTGAAAAAGATTTAGGTCCTTATTAGGCAGATAGATAATCTCTCAAACTATTATCTGATGTTTTTGTGTCTTCCATAATATTAGTATAAGTGTTATTCGCTGTAGTAATATTACTATCGCCACCTTTTGTAGTAACTACGTTTGTATTACCTGTATTTTTATCCGCAATCTCTATACTACCTTGATTTAATTCTTTACCTTTTTGTAATTCTTCAGGTGTAATTGTTGGAGTATTAGAGTTAGGTGCAGTATTATTAGCATCAGATACAATCTCTCTCATTTTATTTCTTTCAGATAACGCTTGACTTGCAGCAAAATCTAATCCTTGTCTATCACCTCTATAATCATAATCTGCATATAACATTGGATTCATAGAATTTAACGCTTTGTGGTCTTCTCCTCTACTTGGATCACTTTCAATAACCATTGCGTTAAACATCTTCATTCTTGCTTTTTCTGAACCTTTATAACCACCAGACTGATTTCCTCCTTCGTGTATCTCATCAAATACTTGTTTTTGTTTTGCTTTCGCAGATTCTAAATCCATAATATTACTATTCATAGCCTCTGCTTTAGCCTTATCATCATCACCTGTAAAGAAATCTTTTACACCACCAAAGAAACCAGATACTTTTTCTCTTACCGCTTTAATAGGTGCTAATAAAGCATCTTTAATACTTGTAATTGTTTCTTTTATACTATTAATAATATTATCAACAAAGTTACCAATTGCATTAGGTATGTCTTCTACTACCTTCTTTTTCATATCTGTAAAAAATTGAGGTATAGTTTCTGTAAAGAACAATATTGAATTAGTTATAGCTTGTTCTATTGCTTCTGGTAATGTTCTAAATGCAATTTTAACATCTTGTACCCATTGAGCGTCAACACCAAATAAATTTAATGCAGCATCTAATAAAGAAAAGAAAGCATCACCAATAATACTGTACAACTTAATTGGAATATCAAATAATAATTGTTTAATACCTGTGCCAAGTTGTTCTAAATCCCAATTAAATAAACCTTGTAAAATATTTCTGATAGTATTAAATGCCAATCCAACGCCTTCAATGAGACCTTCGATTACAGGAACAAAATCTTCTTTAAGTGAATTAAATGCTGCCTTTAGTCCCTCCATTATAGGTTTTGTTACTTCAGATATTTTACCACTAAATTTATCTAAATTCATAGCAAATGCTATCAATAACCCAAATAGAGCAGCTTTACCAAATAGACCACTAAAGATACCAAAGAAACCTGCAGTAAATTTCTTTACAGAAGCCACTCTCTCTTTCATACCTTCCATAAAACTATTGGTAAGAATACCTGTACCTTCATCTTTTACAGGATCATCAGCAGAAATTCTTGCTGCTCTTTCTGCTTCTCTTTCTTCTTGTTTTTGAAATTTTAGACTTTCTGTAAATGTATCTACAAGTGACATAATACCATCTCTAATACTTCCTAGTAAATCCATTACAGGTGACGATTCAGGTAATCGTGGACCTATAAAATCATCAGTTGGACTTATGTCATCAGCTTTACTCACTAAAGGTTGACCAGCAGGATTAATCAATATAGATTTACCTGATGCAACAAGATCGTTAAATCCTTTAGATACAGATTCTCCTATTTGTATTACTGATTCGTCTTTGAGTGTGAGTTCAGCCATTATTTACTTTTCTTACTTGTTCCTGTGTATAAACCAAACCATGCGGCACCTGCGCCAACTACAATACTAATTAAACCACTTTGTTCCATTGTAGGTGCACCTAAATTCATATACCATATTACACATTTATATAATAATATGATATATACAGTCAAAAACAATCTTGGAAATATTCTCCAAGCGTCAACTGCTCTTGCCATATGAATTAGTTTTGCATAAGGATTTATGCCCAAGTTTTTTATAGAAGTGTCAACTTCTAAATCAACACTTATCTTTTGTTTTGGTTCTGCAACCTTTACTTCGTCCATTATTTTTTTCCCTCTCTTTGTCTTCTATCTTTTTCTTCTTTAATATAGTTTACTAACATAGTAACGTATATTTCCCTCTCCCACGGTAACATATTTTCTAACTCTGTCAATGAATATTTATGATGTTGCATCAAAGCAAAGTTAGTTTCATAATAGTTTTCTAAACTATCGTGTGAGAGGGCTACCCGAAAAAATCGGCCAGGCCTTTCAATGTCACATCACTTTCAACGTTTGTGATAGGGTTTATAACTTTTATTTTATGTTCTAATCTCGGCATACTAGAATAAAAACCTTGTATTTTTTTCATTTGTTCGCCTGTTAGACCATCAACAAAATCTTTTATTTCTTCTTTTGATGTATCTTTACTTAAATATACTTTTTCACCTTCGTAAATCTGTTCAATTGAATTGTATATCATTTCATAAGTTTCTGAAAGTTTTAGATCACCTGACATTAAATTACTATTAACAGATTTTAAAGATGGATATTTTAAAACTACACCTAATTGTCTAGTTTCATCTATCACAATATTATTACTGTGGTCATCATCAACATAAACTTCAACTTTTGATATATCAACTTCTGCGTTTGCATAAGTCTTTTTATCATCTGGACACAATACTTTTAATTTAGCAACTTCACCAACTGATTTTGCTCTTATTTGTAAAAAGATATATTCAATATCAAATATTGGATGGTCATCTGGTTCTAGTTCACCAAATGTACAAGATTTAACAATATCTTTTATTGCTCTTAACATCTCATCTGGTTTACCAGTTTCTAATGCCATTAATAATATTTTTTCTTCTTTTACTAAAAAAGGTCGAAACGAAATCGTTTTCTGTTGTGATGGTAAAGTCAACTCATATTTAGCAACACTTGCTTGAGGTAACGCCATAATTTACTCCTTTATTCACGTTATTATATATGTTCAATTATAAAAATGGTGGGAACACTTTACCACCAAACACTGATCCAATTGGTACTCTTTGTCTTAATATATTCACAGTATCTCTACCTACTCGTCTAATTTCAGGTGGTAGTTTACTTAATATATTACCAATCAAACCTCTATTAGGTTCTTTCACTGTTGGTACTTTAAATCCGCCACCAACTGTAAATTTGTTAACTTGATCTAGTGTTAAATTAGACCATTGTCTAAATGCAAATGTTATATCTACTTTTTGTACATCGCCACCCTCATTATAACTGTAAGGAACAGCAACAATAGATTTTGGATAACATTCTGTTAACTCTATACCATATGAAATTCTATCTCTATAAGCATCACCAGAGAATGCACCTAATTGGTATATTCTAATACCTCCAGTGTATTCATTATAGAAGTGTACATTGTGTGTATTTTGGTCAAAGGCTGCACCTTGCCACATTTCAAAAAATACTCTTTGTCTTAAAAACTTATCAGCATAAAAACTACAAGTGACTTCACGTGTGTATGATTCACCAGTTACCACATCTCTTTGTGGTCCATAAGTTTTAAATTCTGTTGTGTTGAGTGCACGAGATGGCATTTCAACATTAAAACAAAAACCTCTTAATCCTCTTTGTAATTGTCTTTCTTTTTGTAATTCACCAGCAATAGTTGATCTTGTTATTTCTTCTTCAAACAAAGCAGAGTTATCTACATCTGCACCTACTGCAACACCATTTGGTAATATGAAGTCAACTAAAAATCTATTTGGTCTAGCAAATCCTTCTCCTTCAGCAACTTGGGATATAAATCTACCTATTGTAGATTCTTTACTACCACCTTGTGTTTGTTTAAGTCTTTTATCGCCAAGTACATTATCGAGTGACCTATCTCTAGGTATACCTACTCGTATATCGTAATTACCAATTCTTCTTCCACCTCTTAAAATCGCCATTAGTAAGGACTCCCTTTTTTAAATTGTTGCACTGGCAACATTACTGCCAACGCAGCCTCATCAAAATCAACTCTTAAAAAACTTGATCTAACGTGACCATACAAATATTTTTTAATTGTTGTTTTAGCAATACCTATGTTTTTAACTCCATCATAAGTCACATCAATTCTTGTACTTTTACTCATTCCACCAGATGCAAATCTTTGTAATCTATCTAATAGACTTACTCTTTGTAATGGTCTTAAATAATGAAAGTTTAATCCCATAAATCCACCTGATATTGTTTCTATTGGCAACACCAATGGAAATCTATCATAATAAGGTAATACTTGTTTATATTTAGGGTCATAGAAGAACATATTTAATCTTCCTCTACTAGGAATACCGTTTAATTTGCCAGATGACATTAACTTTCTGGCAGTAATTCTATCGCCTAAATCGGCAACAGTTTTTCTATACCAGTTGGCACTCTTTCGAATACCACCTTGTTTATCTTTTAGAGGGTCTAGTACGCTGATCGCCATACCAATATTTATAATAAAAAAGGCGCCCTTTCGAGCGCCCTTTCAAGTTTTATGAAGCGAGAGAGAATTACTCCTCTTCTGCTAATTTACTAAAGTAAGATAACGTATCGTCATCATCACTAGCAGAAGTCGAAGCGACTTCATTACTTTTCACACTACTTGCCTTTTGAGGTGGGAGGTCTACTTTATCAGCAGTAGTTGTGCTTCTTACACCCGTAATCGTCCTATTCAGTTTCTCTTTGAGTTCATCATAGGTCTTAAAATTACTAGGGTCTAGGAATGGTTTTAAAGCGTGTTGTTGTCCCCATATTGATTTGATTTTTTCATCATCTTCAGCAACTGGTGCAACAGCTTCAAACTCGGATTTATCATAGTTCCAATAACCATCAACTTTTCTAATCTTCAATTTGAAGTTAGCACCTTTCCAAAAGTCAAATGGATTTACTGGTTTCTCATCTTCAAACGCAGGTTGCATAGCTTCTGTAATCTTATCAAATATCTTTTTACCAAATTTGAATAAGAACACCTTACCTTCGTTCTCTGGATGCTTTGGATCTGATTGTATTAATATATTTGCGTAGTAAGATAATTTTCTTTTTCTCTTTCTAGCAATCTCTTTATCACTATCAAGTC